GATCGACCACTTGCATACTCAAATAGAGCACAAGCCGAACCGAAAAGGGGAAATATTGAAGAGAACCTTAAGGCTGGCGGAATGAACAGCATTCAGATCAGAAAGAACACGCACCCTACTGTCAAGCCTACTGAGTTGATGCAACACCTTGTAAGACTTGTTACACCGAAGGGAGGTATAGTGTTAGATCCGTTCAACGGCAGCGGTAGTACGGGCAAGGCGACAATGTACGAGAACAGGGACAGGAACGCTGGTTACAAGTATATCGGTATCGAACTGACGGAAGAATACTTACCTATTGCTGACGCTCGAATAAGATACGCTATGGGAGATACAAGCCCCGTTGAATATATGGAAATGCCGAAGAACAGTTCAGATCAGATCAGTATATTTGATTTAATGGAGGACAAACAATGATTAAGCGATTAGTAGAAAAACTGTATTACAAATGTTATCCTGACAGGAAGAACGAGCATGAAATAGCAACAATGTCTCTTCCTGTTATCAAGGAAGAGCGACACAATGTCAGACACCTTGAGTTTGAGTATTTAATTCCTATGTACGAAGTCGAACTATTTGGGTTAGATCGTAGTATAGAACGGAGGAAGTTTGAAACACGGCACAATATTGGTGACAGGATATCCGACTATATCACGTTCAGACAATATGAGGACAAGCGAGCAGGGGTGTATGTACTTCGAGCAAGGTTAGACGTGCTTGAGCGAGAAAGGGGGATTGAGAATGAGCGAAGTCAGATTGATTGATGCGAACGAACTTATTTCCAAACTTAATGAGAAGAAGGTTGTCGGCAGGTTCAACACAGTGAGGCTGATTGAGGAAGCACCGACAGTAGTACCTAAGTTTAATTCCGATGCGTTCTATGACGCAATAATCAAATTCCGAGACGAAGAGATAAGGACGCTCAAGACACGACCTGATATCAAAGAGGGGAACGACCACTATTGCAATCTGTTGTCACGACTGTTTGTCATGGATAAATCGGACGGACGCATACACAGGATCGGTGACGAAAGGCACGACAGCCTTTGTGTAATGGGTGGGGAAATTCACTATCACAATATGCAGAACGGAGACGGTGGGACTACTGAGGACAAAGAGGAAAACGGCTATGTGATCCTTAAGACTATGGACGGTTGCTTAGGAAGTAAAGACCTGGCTGTTTACGGTTATGCTCCTGACGAACGCTTTGAAAAACAGATAGAAAAGTATATCGCAGAACAGGAGAAAGAGGACGAAAATTGAAAATCGTTCTCAAATGTGTTATTGTGGCAGAAAGGAGGCTTTAAGCATGAGGAACTATTACAGTGATTATGTAGGGCACATGATGCGCCAATATATCAAACTGAAAGAAAGCCCTGCTGAGGAACTTTCAGAAACTACCACAATCAACATAGACATTTGCGAGACAGCACTTAAGCGTTTGCCTGATATTGAGCGCAAACTTCTTGAGTCTGTTTATTCGTCTGGTAAAAATCTCAAAGAGGGGATTGCTGTTACAGTCGAAGAGACAGGACTGAGGGAACGGACGCTTTGGGCAATCGTTAAGAACTTCGAGAAAGAGGTAGCGGACGAAAGGGGGCTGACATAATGGCAAGCAAGCGCGGAGGTATTCGCAAGGGATCCGTATCTGACCCTTTAGTAAACATAGAACCTGGGGACAATGCAAAGTTCCTGACAACGGCTATGGAAGTACAGGCAATCGGTAGAAAGAAAGCAAACTTCCTTGATGCTGAGGACGTAGAAAGTAGGATAGTCGCTTATTTCAAGCTAATGGCAGAACGGGATCAGAAACCGACTATGACGGGGCTGTCTATGGCTTTGGGCGTAGATCCTAAGATAATGCGTTCTATCCGAGACGACAAGCCGAGTCCGATAGGCGCAAGATTAGGATATACAAACAACGGTGCAAGTCCTGAGGTTAAGCAGCTCATTGCAACGGCTTGTAATATTATGACTTCCCTTTGGGAAGATTATATGCAGAACGGCAAGATCAACCCTGCAAGCGGTATCTTCCTGGGCAAGAACTTTTACGGAATGCGAGACGAGGTAGAACACGTTGTCAGCACTCCACACGACCCCGCCGATGATTACAGCGCTGACGATATCGCAAAGAGATATATCGCAGAAAGCAGCGATAATAAGACGAGCGGAATATCCGACGAGATCGACCCCTGGGACGATAACTTTGTCCCGCCTGACGACCCGTGGGACGATATTCCACCTGAGTAAACAAATCCATTCTTTCATACAACCTCTTACCACCACTAAGCGCTCCGTACCTACCGCGGGGCGTTTAGTATAGCCGTAAAATCGCCAGAATTGCCCCTATTTTGTCGAGTAGCGGTGAAAACGAATACGGTATAGGAAAACGCGAGAAACGCAATACAGCGCAAATTAGACGGCATGAAAGATTTTTGATAGAAAGGGCGGGTATTTTGGGCAATAAAAAAGACCCCTGCCGAAGCAGGGGTCAATATATTGGAGGTTGCCTATTGTCTTAAAAATTACCGAATGTCGGTATAGTCGGTTCGAGATCGACGGGAGCCGCCGTGAAGATCCTGTTAGACGGCAGGTAGATAGACACTCGAAAGGAATGTCCTTTGCCGTCGGTGTAGTAATTATCCCTGAAATTGCCCTGGCGGACAGAATAGATTAGCTGAAAACGATTGTTGCTCTTTTTGGGTTTCATTGTTATTACCTCCCGTTCTTAAGATCGTCCCTGAGTGCTTCGAGCGCCGCAATTACAGCGTTGATATTATCCCCCGTAGGGTCCATACAGAAACGCCCCAGAAAGTCATTTACAGTGCGGTCCCCCGCCTTGCGGTTCTCATAAATCTCAAATGCGCCTACCTGCTCATTATACTTTGCTGTCATCTTCATTTTCTTTTATCCCCCTTTTTGGTGAAGTTTTCGTAGTTGTTTAGCTGTATGTCATTCCTTTTGAGCCTGTCAGCAATGTCAGAAAGGACTATGTAGAAAGTCCGTTCCTGGTCCGTGTCGGCTGTCATTGCTTTGTTTTTGAGATCCCAAAGGGTCATACCGATGTTATACACAATGTCGTCGTTATTTTCGCAACGTGACATTGTAGCAAGGGCGGCTGCTATCTCGAATGCTTCCGTAGTTGTATCACGGTCACACAAGAATTGTACAAACTCTTCCTGGGTCATGTCAGATCGCCTCCAACTTTGCGTAGTCCTTGAGATATACTAACATAATAACTAATTCTCCTTATCCATATTTTCATCTTTACGTTCGCCTATTCGTATAAGTTCTTCTATAACTCTATGACATTCTGCTTCTACATCTTCTGTAGTAGCATACCATTCAGCAAAATCCTTAATCAAATTGGTTTGAACGATATGCTGTCGAGTTTTCTTATCTAAACTTTCCCAAGCCAAGAATAAGCGTCTCTTTGCAACATCAATATAATTGATTTCGTCCTTTTTGAATAAAGCTACATCTTCATTTTTTTCAATCCCGATGAAATTACGCCCCTCCATAAGAGCAGCTACCAAGAAAGAGCCACTACCAAATGTATTGTCCAAAATTACATCGCCGGGATTTGAATATGTGCGAACAAAGTACCTGCCCAATTCAATAGGCTTTTGTGTAGGGTGGACAACTTCTCCCTCACACTCCGCTGTTTTTACATAGATTATGTCGGTAGGATAGCGTTCTCCATCGCTTGCAACATGAACAGGTTGAAAATCTCCATAACTTCCGCTTAGTTGGTCTTTTCTTATACCTTTATCATACGGTTCTCCTTTAGTCATTTGCGGATGATACGTTGGTTGCTTTTTGTAAAACACACAAACATCTTCGTGCTTTCTTAACGGTTGCTTCTTTGCATTAAGAAAGTTAGTCGGCTTCGATTTTTCCCATATCCATTTATATTTGTAATATTTAGGTTGACTAAGCACAAGTTTTGCTGTAAAAAGTCCTTGCGAAGTCAGTACAATAGCTCCATTAGGTTTGATGATTCGCAGGTATTGCTCCCAAAGCAAATCCAACGGGATATAGCTATCCCATTGGTTTTGTGTCATTCCGTAAGGCAAATCACATAAAACCATATCAATGGAAGCATCAGGGATTCTTTTCATACATTCAAGACAATCTTCTTCAAAGAGACTGTTAACCATTGGATAAATTGGTGAGTTTATATCAATCATTGCTTTGTCCATCCTTATTTTCGTCATAAAATTCCAAAATATCGTCAACTCCACAATGGAGTGTATTGCAAATCTTCTCAATAGTGTCAAGAGAAAGGTAATTGTCTCGCTTTAATCGTGTAATGATGTTAGCACTAAAGCCAGCTTGCTCCATCAATTCCGCATTGCTAATATGTTTATCAATCATTAAATGGAATAATTTCTTGTATGTTACTGCCATAGCTGCCCCTCCTCAAATCTATGCTTTATTATATCACACGAATGTGAATAAATCAATGGATCTGCGGTAAAATCACAATTCATCTTATCCTTGTTACACACATTTGCTTAAAATTTGCTTAAAATTTGCTTAAAATCGGCATAGGTAGTATCTTTATGCCTTAAAATCCCTTTGCTTCGCCAGTTCACTCGCCGCTTGTCTGCGTTCCTCGCTGTATGGAGCAGTCAGTCGGAAAGAGAAACGCCCCTTTGCTATCTCAAACTCCGCACAGCCTGTTTCCTCGTCATAGTCCGTCCGTTGGCACTCGTCTGGATATTGCTTTACGTAGGCGGTCAATCTGTTCCGCAAGTCAGTGTTGTGGGTGCGGATATGGATAGTCGGGTCTTTCTCGTCAAACCAAATATCCGTTGTCTTTTCCTGCTTTGTCAGTCCTGTTCTCATAAAATCTCCTGTTCTCGCC